CAAGACCTACCAGAACCGAGTGTTGAACCAACCACAGTTTGGTAACGACATTCAAGTCGCAGACTCTATCTGGACGAACATCCACAATCCAGTCTCCGAAGAGATGATTCGTTCCGTCCAGAGCAGTCCTCCCAGCGATACCTTTGAAGACGAGTTGTACTATCGAGACAGTCTTGAAGCACGCGACCGAGTCATGAAGGATGTGATGAGTTTCCACAACAAAATCAAAGAGAAGCTCTATCAAGTCAACATCAAACAGGGTGATACTCTACTGGAACTTGCGGTTGGACGAGCCAATGACCTTCACAAGTGGCGCAAGACCAAGCCGTCGAAGATTGTAGGCGTTGACTACTCGCGTGGAAACATTGAAGGCTCACGACAAGGTGCATGTGTTCGATACCTCCAAGAGAACGCCAAGCAGAAGTTACCTCCTGCACTCTTCATTGAAGGTGATATGACCCAGCCTCTGTTACAGCAAGAGAACCGATACCTCAAAATCTTAGACAAGCAAGCACCTGCACCGACCGAATACTTGCAGAAGTTTGTTGGACTGACCGAGTTTGATGTGATTTCGTGCCAGTTCGCCATTCATTATGCGTGCGAATCCGAAGAGACTTTCCGAACCTTTGTAGGTAATCTCACACGACATGGAAAAGGCGTATTCTTCGGAACCTGTATGGACGGACAATCCGTGTATTCCTTACTACTCGGAAAGGACGGACATCGATTCCGTTCAAAGGACCAGTTGTTCGGTGAATTCTCCAAACAGTATGCCGATGGAGATGGATGGACCGAAGAGTTTGGAAAGACCATTACAGTCAAGTTGGAGAGTTTCGAGCGCCCGACCAAAGAATATCTCGTTCCGTTTGGAAAGGTGACCGACATCTTACGAGAGAATGGATTCGAACTGGTGAAGACCATGACCTTCAGTGAAGAGTATGCGTCTCAAACCCAGTTCGTGTTAACGGGTGACTTACAAACCTTCTCGTTCCTCCACCGCGGATTCATGTTTAAGCGTGTCGAAGCCAAACAGGAAGTCGAAGTACCGATGGTAGAAATCCCTGCAGCCGAAGCCCCCAAAGAGGAAGCCCCCAAAGAAGAGGAACCCAAGGAAAAGAAGAAACGAGTCCTCAAAGTGAAAGTGCCGGTCGAAGAAGGTGAACCACCTGTGTTCTTCTTCGCAGGCAATCCAGCATTGAACGAGTTCAAAGAGTTCAGTAGCATGCACGAAGCACCCATTCAAATCGATGGAACGACCTTTCCAACCGTGGAACACTACTATCAATGGTCCAAAGCCAAACAGTTTGGAGACGGAGAGATTCAAGCGAAAATCATGAAGACGGCTAGTGCCAAGTCAGTCAAGTCCTATGGAAAGAAAGTGAAGAACTTCAATGACGAAGCCTGGAACGAACGAAAAGACCAGGTGATGCGAGTGGCGGTCAAAGCCAAGTTCATGCAGCATCCAGAGTTACTGAAGAAACTGCGCGACACGGGTACACGACCGATTGCTGAAGCCGACCCTCGTGGAAAGTACTGGGGCATCGGAACTTCCGCAGACACTTCAAAGGCTAAAGACCCTGAACGATGGCCTGGAAAGAATGTGTTGGGAAAGATATTGATGGAGCTTCGAACTGAATTGAAAGATTCGTAAGTAATAATGGGACAAAACTCTGCAAAGCCCCAAGCATTATTTCTTCCTCCTCTTCCGGGTGGACCGGGTGGAATCGCAGACCAAGCTGCGACTGCCTACGCCCAAGGAGCTCGAACCCCTGGAGAAGTCGCAGTCCAAATGGCACAAAATCAACTCTTGGCAATTGTCTTCACCCTCATCATTCTAGGGATTGTCTTTTTGGTCTATTGGTGGATGGGTAAAGAGGTACCGATTCAAAAGACCGTCCAAAAGTTCCGGAACATTCAACCTCACGATGAAACACCTGATAAACATCCTTACGAACGAGATTGACGATAGTAGTCCTCATAGGACATGCGCGCCATCGGAGGTGGACTGTTTGAAATAGCATGAGGGACAAAGCGATTAAACAATTGCTGTCCCACAACCGCTGAAGCCTGTTCGGCAGTCATCTCGCCTTTTTCAATTTTTCGTTTCAGGTTCAACATTTCAAAAAAGGTTTGGTCCAGTCTCTCTTCAAGGTGCATCTGATAGAGACTGGGGTAATTGAAATACAGAGACTCGTTCTCTGCCTTGACGGCTTGTTCGTATTCCAACTTCTTTCCACTCTGTTTCAAAGCACGATACTTTGCCTTGCTTGTATCCATCTGTCGCACCAGAGCTTGAATCTGGGTTGCGGTCAGTTGAGTGTCGTTGATATTGCGTTCCCCTTCACGGACTTCATCGGGTGTGAGTTCTCGTGCCTGCATGTTTATAGGAAGACCCTATAGTTTAAACGAGAACCTCCCGCAGTTTCGTCATCAGACTGTCACATTCAGACGAATGGGTCATTCCAGTCAAGATGATGTTGCCGGTTCGAAACACTTTTGCAATCCATTTGGTGTCGGGGAAGTAGATTTTGACGGCAGGATACACAGCAGGTTCGTAGTTGGTCTTGAATCCTTTCGTGCGTAGTGTTGCGTGAAGTGTGTCCCGTGAGAGATTGGTGACTCCTACAAGTTTGGTCTTGTAGTTCATCAACACGACTCGACGCTGGTCGGAAGTCCATGTGCCTTCCAGTATCGCATGAGGACAGGTGGTTGTGATGTGGTCGCGCAATCGTGTTGTAACATCTCGGTCATACCGTTCATCCAAGACGCCTGTGATATGAAACACGCCATTCTGGAAGATTTTGATGGTGATTTCTTTATCGGTCAATGTGCCGTCACCTGACGACAAGACGACTAAGGTAATACTGTTGTGTCCGAATCCGGTGGTCCTTCGGGGCTGTGTAGTGGTCTTGCGATGACGAATACGGTCCTTGCGAGACTCTCCACGACGAAGAACACCTTGTTTTTCAATTTTGATAATACGGTCTGTGAGTGGTAGTTCATGAACCAAAGTGTCGGTGTTCAACTTGACTCCCATCGTGTACAATACGACCATCGTGGTGAGTGTCGGTGAATCCATTGGGTCTTTCTGTGTAGAGGGTATTGATTTCGTTTTTCCAGGCGTGCGACAATGAAAGAGGAAACGCAGTCACCAGTCCACAGGTGAACTTACGCAGTGCTTTGCGTAGAATCACTTCTTCATGCGGTGTTAACATCCATCCATCGAGATACCCAAACCATAATCGAACATCCGTTTGGTGAGCGCAAATGTCTTCAACCGTTTGTGCTAACTCGTCCAGTGGAGTCATCGATAAGTCAATCCAATGAAGGGGTCGTTCCATCTTGAAGGTATAGACCTCCAACATTGTATTGTTGACACTAGGGTTATCTAAACGCAGATAAAAACGCAGTGAGTTCACACGTCATTCCAACCGTTGAGGTTCCTATAGGAACGGTTGAAGGACGTTGGATATCCAAGAGTAACACGATTCGGTCTTCTGAAGGATGAAAGTTGAAAGCTTTATGTAGTTTTGAATCGTCAAACACCATCCACTGTCCTTCTCGATGAAACTGAAACGTATCGTTCACTACCACTCCACAGAGAATCTCACCCTCTGGAACTTTAACTGGCAAGTGACATCGCAGTACATGATTGGATAACGACGCCCATCCACGGTGATATTTCAATGCAGTGTAAGGTCCTAGACGACTAAACCCTGCAGTTCGTAGTCCAGGGATTTGTTTAAGCATTGCAACTGTCTTTGGAAATCGTCGAACGGCTGATTGATTCCATTGAGTCATTGAAGGGTCATTGCCTGGAAAAGTTGCACAAAAGGGAATGACCTTCCATTCAGAGTCAGGGGTTTGGTCGTATAACGTCCGTTCAGGCCAATCTTGCCATTGGTCGTCATTCAGTTCATCGTGTAGAGTTTTCAAATCAATCCTATCAAGTTCTGGAAAGATAGACCGCCAATCGTAAAACTCCATTACGCGTTGGGGATAGATGTGTGTAAACGGTTACCGACCTTGTCCTTCAAGGCAGTTTGTTGTGCGACGGTCAAGGAACATTCACAACCACGGTCAAAGACAGGCGGCTTACCACACACTTGGCAACAGGCTGCGGATGAATAGCCACGCTGGTATGCGTTCTTTGCGGCTTGTTTGAGTGCAGCCTGTGTATCTGTGCGCAATAAGTCATTGTATTCAGGTATTGCCGTTGATGAGTAACAGACAGGGTTAATCTGGGAAGGCTTTGCATTACGGGGTAGTTCCGATTGAGCGACTGCCTGACCCGCAGTGTATTCGTTGTAGATGGATTGGTCTTGGACCGTGTGTGCCTTGGCATAGCGTGAGTAGTCTTGGGTAGAAGGTCCATCCAACACAAGTACACATGAAGGTGTAGGGTTCTTGCTTTCTTGGACGCCCGAGGCTGCTAATCGTTTCACAATCTCCGTTTGGTGTCCTGCGTCACGATGAGGGCGAGTATCTTGGACCTTTGGAAGGCGTTGTTGCATTCGTCCTAGGTATTCACTATAGGAAGACATTTACTCTTTACTGTGAAGTAAAAAGGAATGGAGGTGTTACGGATACGAATTCCGAACATTCACTACTGTTCCGAGAAGGACTGCTATGAGCTGTCGCGGTCGATGCGGTGTCGTGAATGTACACTCAAGCTCTTCTTAAACGCCCGGGTGCGTCAAGAAATGCCTGCGACAACACTCCCGCGTCAATCCAATATCGTCCATAGCACGCCCCTCACTCGTTTTTTGAGTGGTTGAAGTGAGATACACCAACTCATCCTTTTCAGACCGTCCATCTTCAACACGTTTCCCCTTCACCAATGCTAGATAGTGTTTCCATTTGCCGGCAATAGGCAGATTACAAGTATAACAACGAATGGGTATTGGGAAGTCCATACTCTCTCTTGTTATCCTTTTCTACTTCCGTTTTTCTTGTCTACCGAAGAAATAATGAAAACTCGTGTCCTTGTCATCGTCGGTATCATCGTCCTTCTATTGATTCTTTCCTTTACAGCGTTAGGCGTCCAGCAGAAGGTCTTTCCAGGTGTCGTAGACCTTCCCGCACGAGTCCAACGTGATTTAGCCAACGAGAAAAAGCGATTCCTTCCCGAGAACAGCGTCGATATTTCAATGGCGATGAAGCTGATTACCCATGAACCGCCAAGTATGTTATCCCCTCCTGGACCTCAACCACCTCTATTGTTATACCCTCCCTCTGAAGAGACCCTCGAACGAATGTCGGGATCACCATAGTACTTCCAACTCTTGTGCCGACCAATATTCTGCAGTGTCGTTAGGCATCTGACGACGAATTAAGAAGGGTAGCTTTCTCTGTTCGATTTCTCGTTTCGCAACATTCCATACAAACATCGGGTCGCTTGTTTTGAGTCCTTCTAGACTCACCAGCGGTTTCGCTCCCTGTGCAATCTGTTCTGCACGTGTCGCCAGTAAGGTGGTGTATTCGTATTTCGTAAAGTATTCGCGTGTCTTGCGGGGTTCCTTTAAGGCGTCCATGACTTGCGTTCGAAAGACTGGCTTGACTTCAGGATGGTCCATTGTTATTCATCAGGTTGTTTTGTGTGAAAATCTTCCGTTTTACATAAATGCCGTATACACCCGATGCATCCAGTGTCACTACTATGGTCCGAGCCCATGCAACGATTCCTGCCGACCCAGTCAAAAAGTCACGAACCTTCTTGGCGGTCACCAAGGATGGATATCAAAACGCACAGCTTCGTGCATCAAGTGTGGGACAAGAGATGTATTTCTCACAATCCGTACTTTCCATTCCTCCTTGGAAGTCGCCGCAGTTCAACGGAAGGTTTTTCGTGAAGTAAAGTAATGCCAACTCTCTCTGCGTCGGACTACACCAACTACTTGAAATACAAGGCTGCAGCACAAACCGGAATTCGTCCAGCGATTCAAACACGAGACAACGTCACCTTACAACCTAGTGTCTTAACTGCAAATGTATTGACATCCCAAGCCTCATTGGTCGTCAATCCCAGTATCACTAAACTCGTAGGCAATGCTCGAGTCAGTCCCATTCAACCCGATTACCCAAATAACCCAAAAAAGTTGTCGACCGTCTCTTGGTCGTCTAGCAGCAGTATCACCTCCACAACCTCGTCCAAGACTCAACAACCCGGTGGCTTACCTGCGAACAATGTAGTCGGAACCTATACTCGTATCCCGCAGAATGCAGGCTGGGTCCAAGGCAATATGATTTCCAGTGGTCCCAAGCGCTTCTAACCTCGTGCAAGTTGTTTCCAAGTGGTATTGCAGACCGCACACTGATATAACCATCGAACATTGACAGGGTCCAACTTGATGCCGACAATCTGTGATTCACTGCCTCGGGTCGAGCAGTTATCATTGGGGCAAATCATCGTTGTAAAGCGAGGTAGAGTTGGGTCATATTTTAGATACGGATTGATTGAATACTGAACCGAGGTATCCTGTTGAAGGTCGTGCTCGTACACGACAGGATTTGCCTTTGTAATCTCTTCTTCGTAAGGACAGCTACGGCATTTGAGATATGCAGACTTGTCTCGTTCCTCAATCGAGTAGAGGAAGTTGTTACACTGTGTACAGAACTTCATTGTGTCTTGTTTTATTAGAACGGTGTAGATTCCTTTTGAAATCTGGAAACATGCGTTCAAAACGGACAGTCCATGGCATTCTTCTCGGAGCTTACTAACACAGCAATGCCGACCCGCCTTGACTTCTTTCTAGGAGGAAATCCTAACGGAAAGTCAGACCAAGAAAGGTCAGGACGTAAAACTGAAAAGGGGCAACCCTATACCTTCAACACAATGGATGGATACGACCACTGGCTCGTCAATTCAGATGACCTAAATGACTTCTACAAACTTTACTATGCGAACCTCTTGAACGGTGTGCCGATGTACTACACCGAGCGTTGTACGCCTATCGGACAACTTCGTATTGATTTGGACTTCAAGTACGAAGGCGTGGTCGAAGAACACAAGCACACACAAGCCCAAACCATCAACTTCGTCAAAGCCTATATGGAGGAAGTGCGAAAGCTCGTAGACTTGAAAGACGATGTGGAAATCTATGTGCTTGAGAAGGACAATCCAACCTTCCAGTCCAACAAGAACCTCTCTGCATCCGGCATCCACATTCAGATTCCCTCTATCAAGTCTCGTCCTTCCGTAGAAGAGACTGTGAGACGTGTGTTGGTGCGCCGAATGGAAGAGTTCTTCCCAAACCTTGGACTCATGCACGACTGGAACAAGGTCTACGACACGAGCCCACTCAATCACAACGGACACTGGCCCATTCTAGGCTCCAAGAAGAAGGACGATGGAGCCCTTCCTTACAAGATTCGCTATGTGCTCGACTACGACCATGAAACCGGTGAACTCAGTGTGGATACCGAAGTCCCCGCAGTGCCTACCTTGGACTTGATTCGTAAACTCTCGACACGTTCTCTTCCATCCGAAGAGTCACCCTTGACACCCTACGGCGAGCAGAACTGCAGGGCACCCTCTACTGAAGTGCCTCGGTCCGTTTCCCGTGGACGCACAACCACACGAGACACAAACGATTCTCGTGCGTCCTCTCCTGGACGACAATACATTGAACCCTTGACTGCAGTTCGTAAACAATACATTCGCGACCATGTCTTCAACCTCAAACCCGAGCGATACACCGACTATGGTGCTTGGATTGAAGTAGGCTTCTGCTTGAAGAACATCCACCCTGACTTGGAAGATGTGTTCCAAGACTTCAGCGAGCAAATCAATGAGACAAAGCCAGGCAGTTACAATCAGTCGCAATGCATGAACAAGTGGAACGGATTTAGCTTCCGCGTTGAGGGTGAACGACTCGGTGAAAAGAGCTTGCGATACTGGTCTCGAGAAGACAACCGAGCTGGTTACGAGGAGATTGAGAGTCGAAATGTGGATAAGCTAGTGGATGATGCCGCTGCGACTGCGACCGATTACGATGTGGCCTTGGTCGTCCACGCAAAGTACCGCGACGAATTCCGATGCGGTTCCTTCGTCAACAACGATTGGTACTACTATGTCGGACACATCTGGAAGAACTCAGAGAAGGGTGTGGAGCTCTTGAAGCGTCTGTCTTCGGATGTAGCCAAGATGTTCTTGGAGAAGTCACTGATTGAAGGTGAACGACTCAAACATGTTACATGCCAGCATAAGGAACATGACCCTGAGTGCGATGCGTGCAAGTCGGAAAAGAAGATGAAGGAATACTCTGTGGTCCGCATGAAGCTCAAGAGCAATGCATTCAAGAACAACATCATGCGCGAGTGCCAAGTCCTGTTCCACGACGCAGAGTTCGCTAAGAAGCTCGATGACAACAAGCACATCATCGCCTTCAATAATGGAATGTTCGACACACTCACACAGACCTTCCGTGAGGGTCGACCGGACGACTATGTCAGCATGTGTACCAACATTGACTACAAGCCCGACATGAAGTACCACGAGTTCGCCTGCTGGAAAGACCTCAATACCTTCCTCGAACGAATCTTACCCATCCCCAGCGTTCGCATGTTCTTCCTCAAGCACCTTGCGACCTGTATCTCGGGTGTCTTCCAGCCTCGGTTCATGATTATGACGGGTAACGGTTCGAATGGCAAGTCGATGTTGCTGAACTTGATGGCGACCGCGATGGGTGACTACTGCTACAAGGTGAATGTGGCGATGTTTACACAGAAGCGTAACAAGGCAGGTGCTGCAGCTCCCGAGTTGATTCGCATGAAGGGTCGTCGCTTCGTGATGATGTCCGAGCCTGACGAAGGAGAACCATTGTCTACAGGTGTTCTCAAGGAATTGACGAGTTGCGAGAAGGTCTCTGGACGCGACTTGTTTGCGGGCTCCAAGCAGATTGTAGAGTTTGACGTCCAAGCCAAGATGCACTTGGCGTGTAACGAGAAGCCACCCGTGAATACCAATGACGGAGGCACCTGGCGACGATTGAAGGTGGTCCACTTTCCGTCCAAGTTCGTAATGAACCCACAAGGACCGAACCAGTACATGGTGGATGAGACGATTCAGCAAAAGGTGTTGTCTTCCGAGTGGGCGACCTGCTTCATGAGCTACCTGATTCACCTCTACACCGAAGGCAAAGGACTTGGAAAGCTGTCTCCACCTGCAGAAGTCGATGCGTACACCAACGAGTACCAGGACGACTCTGACATCATTGCTCGATTCATTCGCGAGTACGCACATACTGACGAACTGATTGAGGGAAATACGGTGTCATGGAATGATGTGTCTTCGACCTTCCAGGAGTGGAAACGTCAGAACGAGTTGGGCCATCGTGGAAGTGCGACGGACTTGAAGAAGCGATTGGAGGAACGATTCGGTAAGTACCCTAGGAACGGATGGACCGCCTTCCGTTTCGGCGGCGTTTAGCGGGTCTCTTCTCTTTGTTACGATAGGTGCGCTTACGACGTCCACCTCGAACACCATCTGCGGTGTTGGCAAGCGGAACGGTGTTTTTCGCTTGACTCAACTCGGTGTTTGCAGCACTGAGCTCAGAATCAAGACGAGTCACCTCCTCTTTTGCCTTGGTTAATGCAGCTTGTGCGGAATCCACTTTGGCCTGTGCGGCTGCAACAGGGTCTGTGGGCTTAAAGGGTGATGAAAACGAAGGAAATGAAAACCAACTCATTATTCTATTCAACTATTATGTTCGGCTGGCGCCAATCTTGGAGAGGTAGTAGGTGCGGAGGACGCCAATCGCGTAGACGACGATGGCGAAGGAAATCATGAGCTGAATGGTCGCGGCCAAGAGCTCACCAGTTTTGAGGGTGACACCGCCGACGACCACGACGGATTCGGTCAAACCCTTGCTTCCGAGAGGGGCAAGGAGAGGGGCGATGATGCCGTCCGTGAGTGCGGAGAAGAAGCGAGACACCACTGAACCGAGGTAGACTGCCGCTGTGAGAATGATGATATCCTTTGTGTCTAACATTTTGTTTAGAAGCATGGATAATCTTTTGGAGGTAAGTGAACAATGGATACCCGATTCTGGGGGCCTTCGGGATGGCAATTATTTCACTTGATTGCCTTTCAATCGCCGTCTCCCCGCGATGTATTGGACGATATGAAGGATGTGTTGCCGTGTGCGTTTTGCCGCGCCTCGACGACCGAGTTTGTGAAAGCACACCCTCCCTCCAAACCCTATGGTCGGTGGCTCTACGACCTACACAATAAGGTCAACGCAAAGCTTCGGCGACAGTGTTCCGAGGACCCCTCGGTGATTTGTCCCGAGGCAGACCCCGAGTTTGAAGAAGTGAAACGGCAGTATGAAGCCATGAAACCGACCGCAGTGCCTGGACGAGACTTCTTGATGGCGATTGCGTATAACTTTCCAGCCGAACCCGAGCCGCGAGACATGTCGACTCAACGCGAGTTCATGTATCATTTAGCCGATGCGTATCCGTTTGAAAGCTTCCGCAGTGTGTTTCAATCGTATCTCAAAGCCCACGAACCCGTCTTGAAGAATCAAAAAACCTATACCAAGTGGATGTACGGACTTCTTCACGAGTTATCGACAACTGCAAAGGTTCCAATCAAGAGTTATCGTGGCTACATGGCCCATTTGGCGTATTACAAGAGCGGTTGCTCGCGTAAGACGTATAAAGGAAAAACCTGTAGGCGTTTGGGTGGAGGGAAGTATACGAAGCAACGAGACCACAAGATGACACGCCGTGTCACTCATAAATCCTTATTATAGTTACTTCTTCTTGTCTTTTAAGGCTTCCAGTTGGCGCACATGTTTCGCAGAGTAACATGTGTCCTTACCTTTGGCCTTGTCTTTTGCGGATTTCTTGCTTTCTCTACGAGTTTTAGGGTCTTGGTCCATGATAGAGACGGTTTGTTTAGTACAACTTAAATCCGTTTTCCATAGGTCTTCTTGGCGAGCTTCATGACCGCACGGAATGTCTTGCCCTTGTTGGCTCGCATGGTCTTCTTGACATGGGATAGCCATTTGGAACGCTTACCAGCTTTGTGTGTCTTGTTAAAATTAGCCGCATGATAATCTCGAGGCATTACCGGGGGTTGTTTGACGGGTCCATACATCGGACCTGCCTCGCTGGAGGAGGGTTCGACTGAAGGAGATGGAGAGCTTTTACGAGATAGAGGGGCTGAGGGGGGTGCCGGTACATTCTTTACTTCATCAACTGCTAAACCGCCGCGTCGTGTCTTTGCCATTTTATTGAGTACTCAAGAAAACTTGTTTAGTAGAGCTTGAAACCCCGTCGGGACTTGCGGGACTTGCGGGACTTGCGGCCACCTACAATGGCTGCACTGCCTGAGCCTGGGGCAGCACTTGTGGTCATGCCACCGCGCATGGTCTTCTTGTAGGTCTTCTTAGCCATCTTCAAGACTGCGGACAAAGGCTTGCCCTTGTTGGCCTTCATGGTCTTCTTGACGTGGGTCATCCATGCGCTTCGCTTCTTGCCTCCTTCCATTGACATTGATTCACTCATTTTGTTTAGTAGGTAGGAAAGATTCTGAACGCAGTGCTTCAGGTTTTTCATGGAACCCACCCCTGCTCGAGTCGAACAAATTCCACTGGCATCCCAACGCCAAGGGTTTATCTTTTCGAACATTCACCGTCCGAAGTTCGGCGTCCGGTGCGACCATGACAATATGGTCTCGAGTGAATCGAATCAACTCTTTTTCATCGCGTGAATGAAGGGCTTGTTGATAGGTGAGTCGTCGCAATCCAGACTCAGTCCATGAGAGATTCACCAAGTCATCTAGGTCGGTTCCCTGTGTGCCTCCGGAGACAATCAAGACCTTATCTTTCAAGCTATCGAGAGGAACTGTAGCCAAGTTCTTGGTTGTAGAGACTAATCGACGACGCACGGTCGTCATCAGATGTTCGGCTATACGATTCAATACAATCGTCTTGGTGGTATGCGGTACAATCGACAAAATGAACGGGTCATTCGACGGGAATGCATCGTTCGCAATGAGGATACAGACCTGTTCGAAGGTGATGTTATCGGTCGCATAGTCGTATCCGTCATTTTGCGGTTGACGCGCAACGACTGGATGGTCTTGTTCGTCCGAATACACATGGACTTCCAAGAGACGCACACCGCGAGCCAGTGCAGACGGAATGTCTTCAAACACAGACCCAGGTACATAGTAATCACAGAGTCGTTTGCGACTCATCAAGACAGGTTGGACTCCAAGGGACTCATCTTGTAAGAGGTATCCAATGAAGACAAGTAAAAGCACAATCATGAGCCATTCCATTATTCTTTTGCGGATGATTCTTTCTTCGGCATCGTGAACAACAAATTGCGAAAGAGATTCATCACCTCATCCGGCATGGATTGATTCATGGGTAAGTTCATCAAGCAAGCGTAGTGGAAATACAAGCAATACATTCCACATTCAGAATCCTTGTATTGATGTCGTGTCTTGTTGTAGGTCATCTTCATAGGCTTTGAGTGAATGCCTGTGGAATCCCACTGGTCTTTCCATCGTTTCATCAAGAGTTTGATTTCCTTCTCGGGTTGAGAGGCATAGGAATCGAAATAGGTCACACGAGGAAACTCCAATTCGGGGCGGACATCGCAAAACACTGCAACCCAATGTTGACCCGGTCCATCGTGTGGGTCTGTGTTGATGACAATTCCAAACTGCTGCTTTCCTCTGTCGTAGAGTGATTTGAGTTTCATGGAACACAAGGCAGACACCAAGCACTTTTGCGTTTCAGACTTCAAGTCAAAGTCGATGGGCACGGTGCCCATGTAATGGTAATCGGCAAAGAGTTCGGTAT